GATTTAGCCATCTTAGGATGACTGGTGCAACTGCACCGATTCCGGCTGATAGCAACATCTTTGGATCAGTAACGCCTGCTAAGTAACATGCAATAAGTCCTGCAAGAAATGATCTTGCCCAGGATGCTGCAATGGCTTTGAAGTTTGTCATAAGATACTTGCCAATTCTTCTTTGGTTAAGCCAGCGATCTCTGCAAGTTTTTTGATAGCAGATTCGCGCGCTTTGTCCTTTTCTAATGCTAAGGCTTCGAGTAGTGCTAATTCGGCTTGGTCTTTAGCGCGTTCTTCTAAAAATTTTTCTTTATCTGTTCCAGTCAATTCAATAACTTGGTCATCTATACCAATAAAAATTGGTTCTTCTTTTAATTTAGCCATTAGTTGTTGTATCCGTATACTCTAATTGTTCCTGCAAAAGTTGTAGCAGAACTTGGAACAATGCTAAATCCTGTATAAGATGTCCCTTGATTGTTTCCAAATCCACCAGTTTTACTTCCAAGAACATTTGAATTATCTATTTGTAAATTATACGCTAAACCTTTTGTTTGGGTAGTTAAAAATGGATTTATCAAATCCAAAATAAATACGCAATAGTTTGGTAATGTTGAAACTTCACCTAATCTAATTTGACTTTGATTTACTCCAGTATCATTTGTGCTTGCTGCAGCAACAGTAAGTCCTTGAAATGAATACCAATAATTGGTTGCTGTTGCATCACTTCCACCCACTCTAAATCTTAATTGAGCATTATGAGTTGTGGTGTTACTTGTTGGAGTATAAATAATTCTGTAATTATCATAAGTTGCACTAAAAACATCATTTATAGATTGACTAGATACTCCACTAAAAGACAAACTCTGAAGAAGCACCATCCCGGCTTTCTTAGTGCCTAATGCTGTGTTCATGGATGCGTCAATTGCATCACCTAATGCTTCTATTGCTGTGGCTCCATCTTTAACCAAATCCGAGGAAGTTGGAACTGGCCAAGAATAGGCTGGTGTAATTGTTGCCATTTGTTAATTAACTCCTAATAAGGCATCTTGCCATTGTAGTGATGGGTCTATTGTATCCCAGATTTCACCGGCATATACATCTTGCCACGCCACTGGAACTGCTGAGAATGTGAAGTCTGAAACATTCAAAGTCAAGCGTGCAGTGAACCTGTCAATGTCCCATTCCCATCCCTCTACATAACCAAAGAATTGATTTGGGTATAGAAGTGCAGGAAAATCTGTGACTGATACCGGCATACCAAAGAATACACCAACCAGTGAATTAAGCAATGATGATGTCATAGTTGGGGCATCAATCTGTATTTGAATGCCTTGGATAACTGGTTGAGGATAAGCATTTAAAAGCACTAGACGATCTGCCAAAGTTTCAGCATCTGTTTGATTCTTTAAGAATGTTTGAACTGTTTGTGTGACTCTGCCATACTGGCTAATTGAATCCAATTCCTCTGTTTGAACTGCATCTTCTGCTGCACCATAAACAACGATCACATCATTGATAATGTCATTTCGAGATGTTGTTACGCTGATGCCATCTGCCAAAATAAAGTTTTTGGATATATCCACAAAGCCATTTGCTGACACATAATCTGCGCGTGCATCCTGATCCTGGTAACCAATGCCACCGGATGTTGTTTCATAAATATAACCTGATCCTGAATCTGCAACAATTTGAACATAATTCAAAGCATTCAATGGTTCTGGTGTTGCAAGTGAACTGAACAGATCATATGTGCCAGGTGTGTCAATTGCTGAAATATCAACACCGAGTAATGAATCCCAAGTCTCAGTTGTGTAATCAGTCCAAACTTGTGTTCCAGGTAATTCATTCCATTTAAGGCCAAAAGTGTCAGTGATAACAGATACAATCCTGTCACCATCTTTTTGCTCAGCATAACCAACCAGGTTTGCTTCTTTGGCTGCAAGTTCTGATAACCCACCAGATGCACTGATCTGTGTAATAAATGTGTTTGTTGTGCCAGCATCAAGCACTGAAACTGAAACATCTGTAACCAAGCCTGTGAAGATTGTTGTATCAACACCTGTGAAATTATCTAATGTAACTTGTATTGTGTCAAAGATTTCAACATCTGTGTATGGCAAGTTTAAGAAATCAATTGTGGCAAATCCTGCTGATGATTGTTGTTGTACATCATCACGACCCATACTAATTTGCACACCCTCAAGTGTGTAATTCGTTACGGCTGTGCCGTTAATCTTAACTGTGGCGTTTGGTGACCAAGGCACGATTATCTACCTGGAATCATTGGCTTAACAAACTTATTGACTGTTCCAGCCTTTGCAGCGTTGTTGATTGATTTGACAACTGTTTTGGCTTGTGACTTAGAATTGGTTGCACCAAATGTATTGAACTGGTTTATGACTTGGCCTGGTTGTCCACTGACTGCACTTCCAACTGCTCTGATCGGTGCAAATGATGCGTCAAGTATTGCGCCACCAATAAAGGATTCTTTGAATCTTTCGTATGCAGAGATTGCTGATTCAATCTTTTCTGTGATAGTTGTCAAAGCGTTAATGATTTTAATCAATGCGCTTTCACCAGTAGTAGGATCAATGTTAATCAATTTTGTTATTGCATCACCTAGTAATCTGATTTGTTCACCGAGTAAATAGGCTTGACCCTCAGTCGTTTCCATATCATAGCCAAATGTCACTGCACCAGTACCAGCATCATAAAAGGCTTTTGTTAATCCTTGTTTGCCACTTCTAGTCAATCCATTAACCAAGCCCTCAAGTGCTGGAATCAGATTGTCTGTTGTGAACTTTGCAAGTTTTTCCATAAATGGTAGTAAAGCAAATCCAATTTGTTCTTTGGCTTCATCAACTGCAATTTGAACTCTGGACATTCTTCCTGCAAATGTTTCGGCTGCTGCTGCTGCTTGACCTGCGAATGTGTTTGACAATGCAATGACTGCTGCATCAAAGTCTTTAGTCTTGACAATGTTTTCATCAAGTGGTACACCGATACGCTTTAATGCACCTAGATTGCCGTCATAGGCTTTGCCTAGGGCTTCTGTGACTGCTGCTAAGTCTTTGCCTGTACCGGCTGCAATGTCTAATGCAAGTTGTTGAAGTTTTTGTGCTTTAGTGACATCTTGTGTTGATCTGACCAAACGATCCAGTGATGGTCTTAACTGATCATCAGCAACACCGGTTGCTCTGGCAGTTGCATCAATATAATCTTCAGTTGCTGCAATCTGTTGATCTGTTGCTTTAGTTGTATTGCGTAAAGTTTGAGCCAAACTAACCTGGGCTTTTTCATCTTCAATGGCAGCCTTAACTGCACTAACACCAATTGCAAATGCTGCTGTGCCAACTGCTGTTGCAAGTCCCAAAAATGCTTTGGCTGCTGTTGCAACAATCTTATCTACTTTGGCAGTGAATGATTGTGTATCTGTTGATGCTTTATTTAAGCCAGTTGAGAATTGCGCTGTGTCTGCAAGTAATTGCAGTTTCAGTGTTCTAATATCTGCCATGTTAATTCCTTTCGCGCCATTCTCGTCTTATTCTATCAACTTCATCAACCCATCTTTTGGTTATGTAAGGTTGCAATGCTTTGAGTGTTGGAAATATAAAGTAACCGGCATTGCCTCTGCCCTCGCGTGGTGATCTTGGTTGAAATTGTCTGTAACCAACATAATCAGTTGATTTGCCTTTTCTCTTGCGTGGCCTGTCTTGATATGCACCAAATTCAACACCAAGTGCAATTGCACCGACTGGTGTACCATTTGCAAGTTTTGGATTATCCCCACCAATGCTAATCACTGGGCCTCGTTTGAAACTGTTTGAAACTTTAATTGATCTTGCAAGTGCTTGGCCTTGTTTAGTTGCTTGCAATGCTGAACCAATGGCAGATGCTGCATCATTAGCAATATCTCTTGATGTTTTTTTCATATCTTCTTTTGCAATATCATCCATGTTTTTGAAAGTACTCAATATGGCTTTAATATCTTTGTCAGCAATCTTAATTTCAAAAGGTCTAGTTGCCATGATATTTATTCACCACATCTGCAATTGTTGATACCTGCTCTGCCGAAAGCGTTTTGAACTCTGACAATGGCTGGCGCGAAACAATTGCCAGTTCTATCAAAGTGCGTTCTATGCTTCCGGCTGTGTAAAATTTGTTGTTGCAAAGTCCTTTGAATTGATGTGAACAACTTGTGATCGCCAATCTTCAAAGCGACCAACTGGTTTATCACTGATCCGTTTTTGCATCTGGTATGCAAGCCAGAATTGTTGTTCCAGACTTGGGGGTAATTCTTTTTTGAAAGACTCAATAAAAGATGTCTTAGTCTCTTTTTCAGCCTGAGCAATTTCCCATGGAATAGTCCATTCTTCGTAGGACTTTCCATTTGCAAGTGTCCATTCTATTTGTATCTTAAACATTAGGTGACCCCTGTTCGTTAGTTACGCGATTGATACTGATCTGATTGGCATTGATACAGATACAGTTAATGCATCTGGTGCAGTTCCACCAAAATCTGGTCTTTTTGGAAGTACAGTCAATGTCATTGTTTTGCCGTTGATTGCTAATGTCATTGCTTGTGTTGTGGTTGGATTTGTATCTGCATCTGTCCACAATGTGTCACAGAAGCCACTTGCAACGCCCCAGTCTTGCAGGATTTCAAGTGTTACTGTTCCAACTTCTTTGTCAATTACATAATCAACTAATCCATTCAAGGTTTGCACTTGTCCGTTTGGATCATCTAATGTAACTGTTGCACTTGTAATTTGGTCATCATAATTCACTGCCTTGTAGGTCAGTGCAATATTTCTACCTGTAAATACTGATGTTGGCATTTTGTCTTTCCTTTCTTATGGATTGTATATTGTTGTAATTGACACTTCAACCGAATAAACATCATTGCTATTCGCCTGTCGTATCCTTGGGCTGGAAACTGAAAGTATCTGCCAAGATTGTGGAATCAATGGCAAGACTGTGCCAACCATTGTTTCAAGTTGTACTAACGCACCAGGATTTGTATTTGGTGCTGCAACTAATTCTAATACATATCTGACACGCCAAGCCTTATTGTTTCCAAGTGTTATTGGTTCAAGCCATGGATCAGATGACAAAATCATAATGCTTGGTGTTGTGACAATTTCTGAACCATAATCAACAACTGAATATACGCTGTTTGATGTGATGGCTGTTTTAAGGTTTGCGCGTAATGTTGCTAATGTCATCCGATTAACGCCTCAACATCAATGTATGCGCCAAGCATTCCCACAATTCTGTTTTGAATTGTACGGCCTAAAATATAAGGTTGAGGGACAAAATCCAATCCACTCTGGCTTGACCCGGCACTGGTGCGTGCTTTGAATACATCTAATGAAACTGTTAAAACTGCTGATTCAACAGGTGCAACATCTGCGTATTGTGACAAATCGTTTTCTGCTGCAAGCCCATTAGGTATTATATTGCGCCAATCAGTGTGAACTGGTGCGCCTGTGGTTGTTATTTTGAATGTAAAGTCATCAACAATTTCAGCAATTGTTTTGTTGCCGTTGATGTGTGCTTCAACACCCTCAATTGCAACTGTTTGTGTTTTGTAAAATTTGTGTGGTTTGGTTGTGTGAAGTGTGCTTAATGTTGCACTTTCAGAATAGTGTTTATCAATTGGTGCGTTCCATTTAACTAATAAATTGCCGACAACTGATTCGGCTGTGTCAATAATTTCTGTTAATACGGCATCAGAATATAAAGTATTTGAAACACCATTAAGTGCAGATCGTAATTCTGCTGGTGTGATTATTGATGCCATTTCTTACCTTTCGTGTGTGGTGTTACCTGGCAGGACAGGGGTCTAACCTGCCAGGCAACTCTTTGGTCGCTAATTAAGCAACAGTCAAATTACGGAATGCAGTTGGATACTTCGCACATGTGGCGACATATCCGTATATTCCGATCTCAACTTCACCAGTCGAGACTTGATTGGTGCGCAATTGGAATGCACTTGATTTGTACATTGTTGCTGCATCAGATGAATAAACAACGCCTTTAACGCCTGTACCGGTGTCAAAGTTTGGATCAACAACTAATCCCAATCCTGCGATTGTTCCTGCTGTTGAGCCTTG